AGTTTCAGTTAAACTTCAAAAATTTTCAAAAAAGAAGACCGGATTATATAACTTTAGATGCCCTTACTGCGGAGATTCCGAGAGACATAAAAACAAAACTAGAGGATACTTGTATCAACTAAAGAACGATCATAATTTTAAGTGTCATAACTGTGGCGTCTCTAGAACCTTTACGAATTTCCTCAAGGATACTGACTCTGGGTTGTACGATCAATATGTCTTTGAGAGGTATAAGGCTGGTGCCACAGGACGAGGATCAAACACTCCTGAACCAAAACAATTCACATTCGATAAACCAATTTTCACAAAAAAAGATTTCGATCTTCCAAAAATTTCAGAACTAAATACATCACATCCCGCAAGGAAGTTCTTAGAAAACCGAAAAATTCCGGTTAAGTATCTCAGTGAACTCTATTTCGCTGAAAGGTTCAAAGAATGGACTAATTCTCAAAAGTATACATTTGATAGTTTAGATAATGATGAACCAAGAATCATTATACCCCTCAAAAATCACGGAGAGATGTTTGGGTTTCAAGGAAGATCATTAAATCCAGAATCAAAATTGAAGTATATTACAATCATTTTGGACGATCATCATCCTAAGATCTACGGTCTGGACAATGTTGATTATAATAAAACAGTTTATATTGTAGAAGGCCCTTTCGATAGTATGTTTATTGACAATTCTATTGCGATGGTAGGTGCAGATATGGATAAAATGTTTTTGTTGTCAAATTTTGAAACTAATTTCGTTCTCATTTATGACAATGAAAAACGAAATAAACAAATTGTGAATAGAATGGAAAAGTCTATAAATGGACATTTTCCAATCGTAATTTGGCCAGATATAATACTTGAGAAGGACATTAATGATATGATTTTATCTGGACTTGACGTTCAATCTGTGATAGAATCAAATGTCTATAGCGGATTACAAGCTAAAACGAAACTTACTAGTTGGAAGAAAACATGAGCAATGGGACTAAGGTTGTAAAAAGAAATGGCGATACTGAACATCTTGACTTAGATAAAATTCATAAAATGGTGGATAGTGCCTGTGAAGGTCTTGCAGGAGTCTCTGCATCTCAAGTTGAAATGCAATCCGGTATTCAATTTTATGATGGAATCACTACTGGGGAAATTCAAGAAATTTTAATTCGATCTGCTTCAGATCTTGTTGATCTTGATTCGCCAAATTATCAATTTGTTGCAGCTAGACTTCTTTTATTCGGACTGTATAAACAAATTTTCGGTGCATCTTGGAATCTTGGATTTCCTTCAATTCAGGATCATCTACAAACTGGCGCGGATAAAAAAATATATGATAAGTCTATAACAGTAAAGTATAGTGATGATGAATGGTTAAAAATTAATAGTTGGATCGATCATGATCGAGATTTTCTTTTTACTTACGCTGGTTTGCGTCAAGTAGTAGATAAATATCTCGTCCAAGATCGTAGTACCGGGAAACTCTATGAGACTCCTCAGTACATGTATATGTTGATTGCTGCAACTATCTTTGCAGAATATCCGAAAGAAACCAGATTGGATTACGTTCGCAGATACTATAATGCAATCAGTAAACACCGAATCAACATCCCAACCCCAATCATGGCCGGAGTCCGAACAACTCTTCGTCAGTTTGCGTCCTGTGTTCTGGTTGATGTTGACGACACCTTGGATAGTATTTTTACTAGTGATATGGCCATTGGTCGTTATGTCTCACAAAGGGCTGGTATCGGCATCAACGCAGGCCGCATCAGAGGTATCAATTCTAAAATCAGAGGTGGAGAAGTTCAACACACTGGTGTTGTTCCTTTCCTTAAAAAGTTTGAATCAACTGTACGATGCTGCACACAAAATGGAATCCGTGGCGGATCAGCTACGGTCCATTTTCCAATTTGGCATCAAGAGATAGAGGATATTATTGTTCTTAAGAACAACAAGGGAACTGAAGATAATCGTGTTCGCAAACTTGATTACTCTATTCAGTTTTCACGAATTTTCTACGAAAGATTTATTAATGATGAGGACATCTCGTTGTTCTCTCCTTATGATGTTCCAGAAGTATCCGAATCCTTTGGACTTCCTGAATTTGATGATCTGTATATTGATGCAGAAAAAAATCAATCTATTCCGAAAAAAACTGTTAAAGCTCAAGAACTAATTCTTAATATTTTGAAAGAACGAGCTGAAACTGGTCGCATTTATATTATGAATATCGATCACTGTAATTCGCATTCTTCATTTATCGATAAGATTTGGATGAGTAACCTCTGCCAGGAAATCACACTTCCGACAGAGCCTCTACATCATATTGATGATACTGCTGGGGAAATTGCTCTCTGTATTCTTTCTGCGATTAATGTCGGAAAGATTCGAAATCTGGATGACCTCGAAGAACTTTGTGATCTTTCTGTTCGTTCTCTGGAAGAATTAATCGACTATCAAGATTATCCCGTAATTGCTGCAGAACTTGCTACAAAATCTCGTAGATCTCTTGGTATTGGTTACATCGGTCTTGCTCATTATCTGGCTAAACAAGGAGTCAAATATGATTCTCAAGAAACTTGGGACATGGTTCATCAATTGACAGAATCTTTTCAATACTATCTTCTGAAGGCATCCAATACTATTGCAATAGAACGAGGTCCGTGTACAGATTATAATCGTACTAAGTATTTCCAAGGTCTATTGCCAATTGATACGTATAAGAAAGATGTTGATGAAATTTCATCTATCGAACTTCAACATGATTGGGAATCTCTTAGAAAATCAATTTCAGAATATGGTCTTAGGCACTCAACACTGTCCGCACAAATGCCTTCGGAGAGCAGTTCCGTTGTGTCAAATGCAACCAATGGAATCGAACCACCTCGTGGATACTTGTCCATTAAAAAATCAAAGAAAGGTCCTCTTAAACAAATTGTACCTCAGTATCAAACTCTTAAGAACAACTATACGTTGCTTTGGGATATGCCTGACAATACTGGTTATATTAATATTGTAGCCGTTATGCAAAAATTCTTTGATCAAGCTATCAGTGGAAATTGGTCATATAATCCTGGACATTATGATGATAACGAAGTACCCACTTCAGTTATGGCTCAAGATCTTCTCAGAACTTATAAGTACGGATGGAAGACAAGTTATTACCAAAATACTTATGACAATAAAACAGATGAAACTAAAGAGGATGTATCTAAGAGTGAATTAGAATCTTTAGTGTGTGATATTATGAATTCGGATGATGATTGTGAATCCTGTAAGATCTAACCAAACCAAAAATACTTTAGAGGAAAATAAAATGGTAAAAAACATGACTGTATTTAATACAAGTACAGATGTAGATACTAAAAAACAACCTATGTTTTTTGGTCAACCCCTAGGATTACAACGTTATGATTCTTATAAGTATCCAGTATTTGATAGACTCACCCAACAACAGTTGGGATATTTTTGGAGACCTGAAGAGATTTCTCTTCAAAAAGATCGTGGTGACTATCAGTCATTGCGTCCAGAACAAAAACATATTTTTACTTCTAATTTGAAGTATCAAATTATGCTTGATTCAGTTCAAGGTCGAGGCCCTGGTATGGCTTTTACTCCATATTGTTCTCTACCAGAACTAGAAGCATGTATGAAAGTATGGGAGTTTATGGAGATGATTCACAGTCGTTCCTATACCTATATTATTAAGAATGTGTACTCAGATCCTGCAGAAGTATTTGATACTATCCTGATAGATGATAAAATTATGAGTCGTGCAATCAATGTGACCGGGGCTTATGATGACTTTATTAATTCTGCACAAGAATATGGAACTTCCAATGCTTGGAAGTTTGCACAGGAGGGTGCAGGATATAGTAAAGAAGAACGTATTGAACTCAAAAGAAAACTCTACCGTGCCATTGCTAATGTCAATATTCTCGAAGGTATCCGATTCTATGTCTCTTTCGCTTGCTCGTTTGCGTTTGGCGAACTCAAATTTATGGAAGGATCCGCTAAAATTATCTCTCTCATCGCAAGAGACGAAAATCAACACCTTGTCATTACTCAAAACATCCTCAATAAGTGGCGTGAAGGAGATGATCCAGAGATGCAAAAGATTGCTAAAGAGGAAGAACTTTGGGTAAAAAGTGCCTTTGAAAGTTGTGTAAATGAAGAAAAGTTCTGGGCTCAATATCTTTTTAAAGATGGATCTATGATCGGACTTAATGATAAACTCCTTCATCAATATGTTGAGTGGATTGCAAATCGTAGAATGAAATCTATTGGTATGAAACCAATATATGATATTCCCGCAAAGAACAATCCACTTCCTTGGACCGAACATTGGATTTCTTCTAAGGGACTTCAAGTAGCGCCTCAAGAATCGGAAGCGGAAAGTTATTTGGTTGGAGGGATTAAGCAAGATATGAAATCTAACACATTTGCTGGATTCAAACTCTGATCTAAATAAAATATAATTAAATTGAGTGAAATGACAACTACATCCCCATTACTAAAGGTAGTTTCCGAGCAACTACCTTCCAACCCTTTTGCATTTGAAGTTTTTGATTTAGTATCAAAACAGAAATTAAATGTAAAAAAAGTTGAGATTCTTAAAAAATACGAACACCCATCAATTAAATCGTTATTAATTTGGAATTTCGACGAAAGTATAACTTCCCTTCTTCCTGAAGGATTAGTTCCTTATGCAAGTGTAGGCAAACAAAATGTTGTTTCTGGCAATCTCAGCGATAATATTTCCAGATCAGTTGAAATGATGTCGGAATTAAACTCTAATTCAATTGGATCTCAGGATCAAGGTAGAACTTCCATTAGAAAAGAGTATACTTATTTTTATAACTTTATACAAGGTGGTAATGATCGACTCTCCAGTAGAAAGAGAGAAACGATATTTATTAATATTCTTGAGGGATTGCATCCACTTGAGGCTGAAATACTTATGTTAGTAAAAGATAAAAACTTGGAAACTAAGTATAAAATTTCCAAAGAGAATGTTTCGGAAGCTTATTCGGACATTCAATGGGGAGGTAGATCCTAATAGTTGGCATTCTAAATACTAATTAGAAATGTATAAAAATTAATATGCCAGAATTATTTGGATCAGAATATGGAAGATTAGGTATAGAAACTGGTGATACAGGCGGAAGTGGAGCTGATATCTTATATGATGGCGCATTAAAAGTTAATAGAAATTTTTTAGAAATTTACGATACATATGGCGATGGAAATATTTTACCTTTACCAGGAACTGTAGGTAAATGGGATCAAACCAATATTGGCATCAGTACCATCAATAGTGTTGGAATAGGAACTACAAGACCAACGGAGAAACTTACGGTTTTGGGTAGTGTTGGTATTGGAGGTAGTTTAATTTTTAATGATACTGCTGGAATTGCAACGGTCATTGTTGCTATTGGAACACAGAGATTTCTTCAACATTCTATCGTTGACTGCGGTGAATATTAATTGCAAAGACATAAATAAGTATGATTCCAATAGATATTGGAAATATTTACCAAATATAAAATGTGTCCATTAAATGATTAATACAAATCCTATTGTCAGACTTAAAAGGTCTAACGTACCTGGAAAAAAACCACAACTATCGGATTTGCAGTTAGGCGAATTAGCTGTAAACTTTTATGATGGAAAGGTATTCTTTAAACAAGATCAAGGTGCGGTTGGGGTAGGTACAAGAATTGTTGAAGTTGGCGTAGGAGCTTCTGTTGGTAAAACTATATTTGTAACAAAAAACGGAAATGACAATAATACGGGATTAAATGAAGTTGATTCGAAATTAACTATCAAATCAGCAGCTGCAATTGCGTTTCCAAACGATACTATTAAGGTTTATCCCGGCAATTATGTAGAGAAT